TCCCCTTCGTGATGACCTCATGGTCCAGCAACAGGTACACACCCGCTGGCAGCATATGGTGGGTGTGATAATGCTGAACCAGACTGGGCGCAAATCTGTGAAAACAGTGCTTCCAGAGTTTCTATCACGTTGGCAAGATGCAGAGTCATACCTTAAAAGCACACCAGCTGAAGTTGTAGAGGTGATCCGTCCACTGGGCTTTTATAATCGCAGAGAAAATACCTTCCGCCGCATGAGTCAAGACTTCCTCGAGTGGGACTTTACTGATGCCACCCAGCTGTATGGTATAGGGCAGTACGGTTCACAGAGCTATCGTATCTTCTGGTTGGGTCAACGGTTTGAACCACAAGACAAGGAACTGAGACGCTATATGGGTTATGCTCCGTTGGATAACAGCAAATGACTGCCCTGTTTTAAAATATCTGGGATTGGATATGATGAATTATGTGAGAGTGCTGTTGCTGTGAAGGCATTCGATATATCAGATCATCCCGACGGCAGATGGTCAGTGCAGATATACGTGTGGGCTAGACAACATTCACAAATCAGAGATATAGAACTATGGCTACATCAAAACATACAGAGTCCAGCAGAAATGTCCTACAGGTTCAACAATGGCAATCCCTATTGGAGCATTGCTGGCGGTCTTGATCAGCGAGATCAATTGACGGCCTGTATACTACAGTGGGGAGAATCATATTGAATAGCATAGTAGTTGAAACTTTAAAAATGGGTAACTCTGAAGATCCCTATCTGATGGCCAGCTTTCCCCTATATGATTGGGAAAAAACCGAAAAAGCCCTGTGGATCAAACAGCGAGCTATAGTACAAGCCAGTTATATTTGTAAACCAAATGCACAACTGGGATATGATATTATTATAAGCACAGAGCTAAGTCGAGAAGATCAAATAGAATTTGTCCTGAGATGGGGAGCTTAATTCCATTGTCCTGTGCCTGCCCAAACGTGCGAGAAGCTGTGGTCAGGCCAATGTGGATCAGGATTGCCGTCATGATCCAGATGTTGGAAATCATAACTAAAATCAGCCTGCCAATAGCCATTCTTATCAATAGTAAATCTGTGTACTGCTGTGTAATTACAACCTAATCTGTCACCAAATTCTGCCATATCAGCTGCAGGATCGAACCTGACCACTATGCTGTAATCGTTTAATGCTCGATAAAAGGTACGTAGTAGCGGCCAGATTTCGTTCATAACGGTGTTGGCAAAATCTCCCAGATCTGTCTGTATTATGTTATAGTCATAAGTTTCTCGATCTATGCTAGAGTTGACATATCGATCATTGTAGGTTATTTCATAAGTTTCTTTTAATTTGGGACGATCACAACCGTAGATATGACGGTCTGGATTCAAATGTTCTATAAAGATGGCAAAACTTTTTTGACGGATTAGGCGATGCACTTTTGTGTTTTTTAAATCAGTGGTAGTCCAGAGATTTAAAAAATCATTAGGAGCAATGTTATATTTGCCCTTGTTATCTGTTATCTCGCTGCCAGGACTCAGCATCATGCTGATACCAGCACTGATGGCCAGCACGTTATAATTGCGTATCCGCCAGATTAATATCAGTGTGTCAGCAAAAGCTTCTGTATCTTCATTGGGAAAACCCACGATCCAGTTTGTCTGTGCTTGGATACCCACTTGGTTACCATCGCGCAAATTATCTTCTATTTCATCAAGTTTGATCTCTTTTTTCATCTGGTCCAGCACCTTCTGACTTCCTGATTCGATACCATAACTCAGGTGCTTGCATCCGCTGTGTGCCAGATCTTTAAAATATTCCAGATCCATCCTGCCATCACATCTGGCATAACCTTGCCATTTGATATCTATACCCCGCTCTTTCACGCCCAGGCAAAATCCTCGCAGTTGGCGTAGATTGCCATTTACCAGGCTGTCTATAAACCAAACAAATGTTAAACCAAAATGTTGGATCTGGTATTCCAGTTCGTTGAGCAACCGTTCTGCAGTGCGATCTCGATATTTCCAGAAATGTACTTCAGTGCAGAACACACATTTGGCTATGCATCCACGACTGATTTCGCTGCTCATTCCCAGTGGAGTGATGTAATCTTGCATATTATAATCACTGTAATCTGGAAAAGGTAAGCTGTCTAGATCAATCCTTATTTTAATATTTTTTTCAAAAGTCTTTTGTTTTAAGGGATTGCCAGATTCTATCCCGTTCAAGATGTCCAACAACACTTGTTCGCCTTCACCTTCCACAACGTGATGGTAAACACCCTTCATAAATCGGTTCATTGCTTCAGCCTGTGGACCACCAACGATAATCTTGGTTTCTGGCAATAATTTTCTGATTTTACCAGCCATCCACAGTGTGGGTTGTTCGTTGGTGTAGTACAGGCTGAAACCCACTACATCTGGTTTATCTGCGACTAGTTTATCCAGGTACTCGTTTAGGATGGGTTCCAGATAGGGGTGTATCTCAGTATGGTAGTTTTTATTTGTCCACAACCATTCTCTGCTGTGATCCCAGGCGTCAAAAGGCATCTGTTTCTTTAATATATGCCAGGATTTAACGTTGACATCATAAACTGTCACTGGATATCCAGCTGCTCTGGCCACAGCACTTAGTCTGCTGAGATTGTAGGGCGGGAACCATACTCCCCACTCTGGAATCATCATTAGTGTCAGCTTGGTTTTCTTTGTACTGGGATTAAACACCACTGGTGTAAGGTTTTTCTGGGGTTTATCTCTGACAAAGTCAGCCATAGTCCTTGTCATTGCCCAATCTTTGTTGTTGACAATAGCGGCTTCTATTTCTGTGTCACTTATATTCATTCCAATATTTACTGGTATTGTGTAAGGGAAAAAAATAACATAAATACTAGACAATGGCAAATATACAGCAATTAAAAACAGAAGTATTTGATTATGTCCGTTATACCCTTGGTGACGGTATGATTGATATTGAACTGGATCCAGTTCATTATGAAACAGCGTTGAAACAGAGTCTGGTGCGATATCGCCAGCGCAGCAGCAACAGTGTTGAAGAAAGCTACAGTTACTTGGAACTGCAGATGGACACCAACACTTATCAGTTGCCTAATGAAGTGATTAGCGTTCGCAACTGTTTTAAACGTAACATCGGCGCTAACTCAGGTACCAGTAGCCAATATGAGCCATTCGAAGCTGGCTTTGTTAACTTCTACATGATCCAATCAGGGCGTGTGGGTGGTCTCAGTACTTACTTCTTGTACAGCAGTTTTCTCAAGGAAGCAGCCAAGATGTTTGGCGGATACATCAATTATAAATTTAACACTGTTACCAAAGAACTTACCATCATGCGTAGACCCAGAGCAAACAAGGAAACTATCTTGTTGTGGACTGAAAACTATCGTCCGGATGTTACTATTCTCACTGACATCTATAGCAGTCCTTGGGTACGTGAATACACCCTAGCTCTTTGTATGATGATGATAGGCGAAGCGAGAAGCAAATTCAGCACATTACCAGGACCACAAGGCGGTAACAGCCTCAATGGCACAGACCTTATTGCCAGAGCCAAAGAAAAAATAGAAAAATTAGAAGGTGAAATCACCAACTATATGGCTGGTGAAACGCCAATGTGGTTTGTGATAGGATAATTTGACTTTGTTGTTATAATCTGTATAATACCAGTTATGATTATTGGTATTTGTGGATTCATTGGCAGTGGCAAAGGCACAGTTGCTGACCTATTACAACAGCAACACGGCTTTATTAAAATTAGTTTTGCAGACAGTTTGAAAGATGCAGTCAGTACAGTTTTTGGCTGGCCCAGACATCTGTTAGAAGGCGACACAGACGCAAGCCGCACATTTAGGGAAAACGTAGATCCCTGGTGGGCCAACAGACTGTCTATACCTGACCTTACTCCCAGGCTGATATTACAACTGTGGGGCACAGAAGTATGCAGAGACAACTTCCATAAAGACATCTGGATTGCCAGTATGGAACGCAAGATACAAGATGCTTTGCTAACCTGTGCAGAAAACTACCACTCAGCACGAATAGTAATACCAGACACCAGATTTCCCAACGAAGTGGAAATGATACAGCGTATGGACGGTCAAGTATGGCAAGTCAAACGTGGGCCTGATCCAGACTGGGTGATAAACTACAGGCAAAATAACATTTTGCCAGACCACATACACCCCAGCGAGTGGGCCTGGGCAAATACCAATTTCAATCAGGTTATTCCTAACAACGGCACACTGGAAGATTTAAAGAAAAATATCTTACAATTAGTATAATATGCCCACTTAACTTGCGATAACACACTGGTTTTATGGCAGATCACTAAATACTGGTAACACCTACAGAGGAATTACCAGATGGCAACTTTAGTATCACCAGGCGTATCAGTTACAGTGATTGACCAGAGCAATTATGCTCCGACCGGTCCAGGTACAGTACCCTTTATCTTGCTAGCTACAGCAGAAAATAAGACCAGCACTGCTGGCGGCATAGCCAGCTACACCACCGCAGCAAATTCTAGTACATTACAACTGGTAGCAAGCCAAAAAGAATTACTAAGCAATTATGGATTACCCATATTCCCCACAGATGCCAGTGGCAATAGATTATTTGGTTCTGAGACTGCGGAATATGGACTGATGGCAGCACACAGTGTGCTAGGTATCACCAACCAGGCATATATCTTACGTGCTGATATTGATCTAGCACAATTGACTGGCAGCAGCAGCCGTCCATACGGCAGTCCAGATGGCGGCACTCAGTGGTTGGACACTGCGCTGACCAACTGGGGTATCTTTACTTTCAGCCAAGATTTTAGCACCACACCAAATCCCTCATTTAATCTACAAACACCACTGACAATTACTAGCACAAGCCAGTTGGTCAGCGGGCAGACTGTGCCCAAGACAACCGTAGGTGTTGTGGGCCAATTTGCTGTAGTAAGCACTGATGTCAAGAATCCCATCTATCAGAAAGCATATGATAACAGCTGGAATCTAGTAGGAACTACAGCTTGGCAGGCTAAAACACCAGCTATTCGCAGCAATGTCCAGAGCACAAACGTCACACAAAATGATGCGTTCACCATCAACGGCACTACTATAACTATTGCCAGTACTGGAACTGCCAGCAATGTGGCCACACAGATCAATAATGCCACCATCCCTGGTGTGACTGCTGCATATGTAAATGGTTATTTTTATATCTTTGTTACTAGTTTGGCAAGAAGCAATGGCAGCACAGTTGATGGTAAATTGGCAATAGCAAACAGCAGCGGCACGCCATTGACTGCAATGTTTGGCAGTTACACTGCTGGAACAAATCCAGCTGGTGGTTGGACAGGTCCAGGCACATATTACGCTGCACAATTTACTTTTGCCAACCACTACAATGTTCCCTTGTGGAAGTCCACTGACGGCGGCACTGTTGCACCTAGTGGCAGTGTTTGGATCAAAACCACTGCTGTCAATAACGGCGCAAGTATTCCAGTCTATCGTTGGAACAGCGCCACTAGCCAGTGGGTGCTGATTCCCACTCCCATCTATTCAGGACCACGTGAAGCATTGTATAATTTAGATCCGACCTTGGGTGGGCTTGGTATTTCTCAGGATACACTTTTCATAATGTATGATTCCGTAGGGGATAGTACTGCAACATTTAAAGTATTTCAAAGAATAGGAACTGGTGCCACTACTGTAACTGGCACGGTTGCTAACCCCACATTTACCACAAGTAGCACATTCGCTATCGAAATGACCAATCCTGGTTCAAATGCCTATACAAGCTCGGTCACTGTAACTTTAAGTAGCACAACAGCATCTACTTTTGTTACAGATGTGTTGGCTAAAAACATATCATATCTAAGTTGTTCCTTGGACAGCACTGGTCACATCGTTTTCAAGCACACCAGTGGCGGTCAAATCCGGTTCACAGACGGCACCAATGCTCCATTGGCTACAGCTGGTTTCACTGTTGCTGGCGTAGCTGGTGCAAGCACCACCACACCTTATATGATTGCTGCCGGTGGTAGTAAGATTGCAGCTAGCTTATGGACAGATGCAATGGATTTGTATCAGCAAAGCACCGCTCCAGTGATTGCACCAACAGATGCTACTATCTGGTATTACAACAGTCCATTGGAAGTTGATATGATGATCAGTAACGGCACAATCTGGAAAGGTTATAAAAACCTGTCAAGCGATAGCCGTGGTTATAATCTGCAAAACACGGATCCATTGGGACCATTTATCCAGGCAAGTGCTCCAACAAAACAGAGCGATGGTACTGCCCTGGTATACGGTGACTTGTGGGTAGATACCAGTGATCTGGAAAATTATCCCATGATTTATCGTTGGCAGCGTGTCAGCGGAACAGATCAGTGGGTAGCTATAGACAACACAGATCACACCAGTGAAAATGGCATCGTGTTTGCTGATGCTCGTTGGGATATTGCTAGCACAACTGCTGGGGGGATGGTAGATCCTGCGTTAGGCACTAAACCCACTATAGTAAGTTTACTTACCAGTGATAATATTGATCTTGATGCACCTAATCCTCAGATTTATCCACGTGGTACTCTGTTGTTCAACACTCGTCGCAGCAGCTATAATGTAAAAAAATACGTTGCCAGCAAGTTCAACAGCGCCGATTATCCGCTAAACACATTGCCAGATTACCAGAGCACCTGGCAGAGCCTAAGCGGTAAAGATCAAAACGGTGTGCCATATTTTGGACGTAAAGCTGTGCGTAATGTCGTTGTAAGCAAGATGGCAGAAGCTATCGATGCTAACGATATGGCTAGAGAAGATCAGCGTAATTTCAATCTTATAGTTTGCCCTGGTTATCCAGAATTGACACATAATCTGGTAACCCTAAACAACGACAGACGCAACACCGCATTCATCCTTGCTGACAGCCCAATGGGCCTAAGCAATGATTTGACTAAAGTAAGCAATTACGTGATGAACACAGCCGCAGTGAGCAACACTGATGAAGATGGATTGAGCACAAGTGACAGTTATGTTGGTACCTTCTATCCAGGAGCAGCATATACAAATGCACTGGATGGCATTGGACAAGTGGTTGTTCCCATAACACACGCAATCTTGCGTATGATTGTGAGATCAGACCAAAATAGCCATCCTTGGTTTGCACCAGCTGGAACTATACGTGGTAAGATCGACAATGTGAGCAAGATCGGTTACATTGAGCGTGCCAGCGGCAAGTTTGTAAGCATTGGAACTAACCAAGGTCTGCGTGATTTATTGTATGAAAACAATGTAAACCCAGTTGCAGTATTCCCAACGGAAGGTATCCTAAACTATGGAAACCACACCCGTCAGGCTAGTGCAACAGCATTGGATCGTATCAATGTGGCACGACTGGTAAATTACCTGCGTTATAATCTAGAACGCCTGGTAAAACCTCTGGTATTTGAACCCAATGACACCATCACACGTAACGAAGCAAAACAAGCTATCGAAGGCCTGCTAAATGACATAGTAGCACAGCGCGGTATATATGATTACCTGGTAGTTTGTGACACCACAAACAACACACCAGCTACCATCGACCGCAATGAATTGCACATCGATATCGCTATCGAACCAACCAAAGCTGTGGAATTCATCTATGTACCGGTGCGTATCCTGAACACAGGTGCTATTGCTGGTACCAATCCTAACCAAGGCGGGTTAAGTAATACAACGCCAAGCATAGGTTTAGGCGCCTAAAATAAAATATAAAGCCGCTGGACAGCGGCTTTTCTCTGACTGGGGCTGGAAAAAACTCCTTGATCTTATATAAATAATTGCATAGGAGATTATAATGGCAGTTGCATCATTACTTAATATGACAGTGCCGGTGGCGTCAAGCAGCGATCAGAGCGCCAACAGCCAAGCTCTGTTGATGCCCCTGTTAAAGTATCGTTTCAGAGTGAATTTTGAGAACTTCGGTGTCACAAGTCCACGTACTGAACTTACCAAACAGGTTATGACTTTCACCAGACCAAATTTACAATTTAGCCCAATAGAAATTCAGCTGTATAACAGCAGAATGTATCTAGCAGGCAAGCCAGAATGGCAAACAGTTTCAGTGGAATTGCGTGACGATATCAATGGTAACGTTAGATTGCTGGTGGGTGAACAGTTGCAGAAACAGTTTGATTTTGCAGAACAAGCTAGTGCGGTATCTGGTATAGATTATAAATTCCTCACTCGTTTTGAAGCCTTAGATGGCGGAAATGGTGCAAATTCACCAAATGTTCTGGAAACTTGGGAAATGTATGGTTGTTTCTTAAGCGAAGTTAACTATAATAACTTCGATTATACCAGTAACGATCCGGCAACTATTAGTTTAACAATCAGATATGACAATGCTCTACAAGTACCAGGCGGTTCAGGTGTAGGTAAGGCAGTTACAAGGACTTCTGGCGCTAGTATTACCGGCTAAAGGTTAATATAATGAGTGCGTTAGGTAAGTTTTTATGGTCAGGTTTAGGCAACGGCGGCAGGCTACACGATTATTCGCACGCCGCCGATGTCTTTCGCACAAACAATTTTGCGCTTAGTCCCAAAAGCAAATATCTTTTTCAGGTAAATTTTGTTCTTAACAGTAATGCTCCCAGTTATGTGGATACCAGAACTGTTGCTTACCTGGTTAAAAATATAGAATTACCCAAATTTGCCTTCGAAGTACGTGATGTAAATCAGTATAATCGCAAAGGCTATGTTCAAACCAAGATCAAATACAATCCCATTAGTATACGGTTTCACGACGATGGTGCTAATAATGTCAGACAGTTATGGCAAGATTATTACAATTATTACATTGCTGATGGCACTTACACTTTGAATGAATACAATTTTGATGACAGGTATCAGGCAAAGATTACACCCAATTGGGGTTTGGATAATGGAAGCACTGATCCATTTTTCAGTAGCATAGAGATATACAGCCTAGCCAATGGGTTGAGTAACAAAATAAGTTTGATGAATCCTGTAGTTACTAGTTTTAGCCACGATTCACACGATTATTCAGAAGGCCAAGGAATAATGGAAGCTACTATGGAGATCCATTATAACGGTGTTACCTACGAAGATGGGTATGCAACCGGTACTCCTGGATTTGGAAATCCACAATATTATGACCAAACTCTCAGTGATATCACTGGGCAACTTGTGGGATCAGTGTTTAATAAAACAATAGGTCAACTTATTCCAGCACAAGACGGTTTTACCAATCGTTACATAAACAGACAAAGCAGTAACTATTATTATAATCAGCAAAATCAAACTTACAGATACAATCCGTCAAGTACTAACAACTTTAGCATTCCTGAAATCCAAAGCATTGTACAAAATACCCAGAATAGTAATACCAATAATCTGTATAATTTTCCAGTGGCAGACGCATCCATTCCTATCAATAGTTTAAATGCCAGCAATCCTGACAGTGTTCAATCGATCCCAGCAACCAGCAATGGAGAAACAGTATTGACTCCATTGCAGAGCGGCACAGTTTATCAACAAGGCAGTTATCAACAAAGCCTATTAAATCGTGGATATACACAAAATCAGATAAATGCCGCAGATCAATACATCAGTAAATTATCAAGTGATCAAATAACCAACAGTAGTTTAGTTAACAGCAACAACTTGTTGACAAATAAACTTGCCATAGCACAGAGTTATATTGATAATCCAGATAATATGGCTCAACTTAATCTGAGTAAGGTGGATTACGGTCAACCAAATTATATATCTGCAAAAATAAATTTCAGTGAACCTGGCAATCAGGTCAATCCCACATATGACAGCAACAGCTGGCAGACTCAGTTGGCTACCCAAGGTTATAGTGATAATGATATTAATATGGCTGCTAGCCACTTGAGCAAGTTAAACATTGCACCAGATACAAATCTGCTACCATTGGCTCAGGATTATATTAATTACAGTAAGAACTCAGGAGATACTGTAAATGTCTAATACTGCAACCAATATTGAAAGCACAAACACACAGACTTTTTTCAATGGTTATTTTACTCAACCCATACAAATCAGTGAAACTGTCTACCAACAGGTTTATAATTTTTTCCTTACAAAAATGCAAGATGCTAGTGCAGCTGGTAGCCTCACTCAAGCCGTATTAACATTGACCTACAATAATAATTTAAATCCCTTGGATGTGATCACTGATTTTGGCAAAGCCGCTGGCAGCAGTGATCTAAAACAACTGTTAATTGCATTTTTTAATGCAACCAAAGGCAGTACTAGTAAATTGGGTTATCAGATAAACCAAAATACCAGCACATTTGCTAAAAGAAATATAGTAGCATGAGATATAGCCAAGGTATCTTTACTCCCAAGAATCTAAACAAGTATGCGGGCAGAGGCACTATAAAATACCGTAGTAGTTGGGAATTGGCTTTCATGAGTTTCTGTGATAACCATCCCAGCATAATCCATTGGGCAAGTGAAAGCATAAGCATACCCTATTACAATCCCATCAAGGGGCGCACTACAAATTATATACCAGATTTTTTTGTTGTTTATCAGGACGCCAAGGGAAATCGCAGGGCAGAATTGGTAGAAATAAAACCCAGCAAGGAAACTACCCTGGAATCAGCTGGACGCAGTGCCCACAATCAGCTAATGGCAGTGACTAACCAGGCCAAATGGGCAGCAGCTAACACTTGGTGCAAACAAAATCAGATTAGTTTTAGGGTAATAACTGAACACGATATGTTTAGTAACACCAAGAAAAAGAAACGATAACTAACATATGACACAAAAATTAGAAGCCTTGTTTGATTTGCCACCGGCGCCTAGCAGAGAAGTCAGCGAAGCATTGCAAACAGCTATTAACATAGATCACAGTATGCCTGAACAACCAGATGATACCATGGATAAAGAACTGGATCACCTGGCAGATCAGGCTATGGAAAGTTTTGAAAACTTACAGAGTCTGGGAATGAATGTGGAAGCTAGGTTTTCAGCACCTATCTTTGATGCAGCCAGCAAGATGTTGGGCCACGCAGTCACAGCCAAGTTGGGAAAGGCACAAAAGAAATTAAAACAACAAGAGCTGGCATTGCGAGCAGAAAGTCTGGCTATGAAAAAATCCGTATCCAATGGAGATGATCCAATGGAAATTACTGCTCAGGTATTTGATCGCAACGAGCTTCTTAAAACTTTTGGCAAGAAACAATAAATATCGGATAGAGGCATTGCAATGAAGACCTATAAAGATTATCTATTTGAAAGCGAAAAAAAATACGGTTTCCGTGTGAAGTTCGCTAGTGATGTAGACAGTGAGCATATGGAAGCTCTAAAACGTACACTTGCCAGATGGAATATGGAAGCTATCAGCGAACCCAAAACACTTCCCATAGCTGAAGTACAACCAGGTTTTGCTCATTTAAAGAATACTCCAATTAGCATAGTGGACATTGTGGTAAATTATCCCTGCACTCCAGCAGAGATCCAGGCAGCAGCTCACGAAGCTACTGAAATTCCCCTTAGTCATATCTTAGTGTTGACTCCGCAGCAGGAAGTCTTGGCATCGCCCATTGTCCCTGGTACAGAACCAGTGCTAACCAGTGATTATCCTGAAAACAAAGCACCACAACTTCTAGCTGATCTGGCCAATGCTCTTAAAGAAAAAACCATAGATCATCCGTTTGCTGCACCCAAGACAAAAAAAGCAAAAACAACTAATGATCTACCACAAGGTAACACAAGCCCAGTGGGAACCAAAAGAAACAAATTACCACCGCTGATGGCACGGAGATCCAAGTAATGCAAATGATTGATGTAATGAAAAAACTGCGCGAAATAGCAGATAACAACCCAGAAGCAGGTCGTGCTCTGGACAGCTTACACCGTATGAATGGCCAACCTGTAGCTGAAGCTGTTCAGGTTACCACTACTGGCAGTGACGCGGTTCTGGCACAGATTTTAAAACTGGCTGGCATGATTGGTGCTGAAGAAGTGATTGATTTCAATGCCAATGCGCAAGATAATATGGCAATGGGGGCTGCACCTGGAGCACAAATGGATGTGGGCCACGATATGGGAATACCCTTTCCAACAAGTCTACCCCCTGCACCTATGTCAGGGGGCTTGCCAATGCAACCACCTGGTGATATTCCTGGTGCTGCACCTACACCTGGTGGAATGCCAGATATGGGAGCAATGGAAGCAGCTGAAGGCACTGATGAACGCCCATATAGCAACAGCCCACACGAATATCAGAAAGGTATCAATGCTGCTGTACCTAATGGCAATGATCTAGCAAAAAGCAAACTGACTGCTCCTAAAGTTGCTGGTGGTGACAATCCAGTACACGTAGCAGTGACATTTGATTAAGGAATAACAATGAGTTTCAAAGATTACTTTAACCAAACTTACAGAGCCAGCGTCGCACCAGTAACTGGTGATGTTGTAAACTTTGAGATTAACAAGATACATCTTATTGCCAGCACTGTAATAGAACACACAGACAATACTGTAACAGTTATGTTGGATGAAAATGCCTGGAATTACATGGATCAGATGCGGTTTTTGAGCGAAGGACAGACTCAGAGAATGGCAGAATTTGTCCTGGAATTCCATAAAGGAAACAAAAAAGTACACAAGAAGTTTATGCACCAGCCTCCAATGGAAGCAGCTGGCATCACCCAGGATTTCGTTCGCAACATTGCCAAGAGCAACCGTGTCCACGAAGAAATGGCAGCTGAAGGTTATAAATTGAAAAGAGCAGAAGCTAGATTAGTGGAAACTGATCAACTACCCGAATCAGAAGTTGTGTTGATTGCACGTAATCCAGCCAATGAACAAGCTCGTGTCACATTTGAATGTCATTTTACAAAAACAACTCCAGAACGTCCTAGGATGTTTTTGGAATCCTATGATTGTAGCACAAAAACATCTGTTGCTAATCATTGGAGCCTGCCTGTAAAAACCTGGGGCTAACGATGCGAGCCAACGAATTCATTGCTGAAACTGCAGATGGAGAGTTTGATCCTGTTTATCAAGCATCATTAAAAAATGCTGTAAAATATCCTGCGATGAATTCCAGCACTGGCAGTGCTTATCTTAACTATCGTTTTGGAATCGCTCTAGCTGGTGCACCAGACTATCCCACAAAAGCAACTGGAGCCATTGCTGGTGACCCAATGCTAACAACTTACACTGATGAAGAATTACAGATTATAAACAGTGCTGCTGAAATGGTAGGGGCAGGCAAGGTGGATAAATTAAGCAATAATCGCAGTACCGAATTGAGTAATACTAACAAAACAAGCCCTGTGCCATTTAACAGCGGTGCTAAACGGAACCGTGGCAAATGAGAGCAAAAGAGTTTATCCGTGAACAACATGAACCACACGAACTAATGAGTGCTCATCCTGACCACCAAGTTAGGACAATACCCAATGCATATATTGTGCCTGATGCAAGCCAAAATTTTTACACGATGTATCGTTATGGTATAATGATGGCTCGTAGCCCAGAACCACAGCCCGAAGGTTTTGATGAGCAAGGACAGATGGGCGATAAACTGATTATCATTCCATACGAAAAAGCTGATGAACAGATCATGCAAGGTGCTAGCAAGGTAACAGGCAAGGCAGCTGTTAAAGCACACGATAGGCATTTACGAGACGAAACTTCAGACACAAACACAGTAAGCCCTGTGGCCAAGTTCGTGCCCACTAAACGTCCTAGCCAACATAGTCCCGCCAGCTCGGATGCTTCAGATCATACTGGAATTTCTTCCGACGAGCGGTCAGCGTCCAATAATCCGGCTTAAACGGTTCCCTGACGGGTTTTTGATACCTGTTTTTCTTCTTGCTGTTGCAAGGTATACAGCTGGTCACACAATTTTCCCAATTTGTCTTGCCGCCTTTGCTCAAAGGCTGCACGTGATCTATATTAAGTTCATGGTAATCAAACGTATCTGAACAGTACTGGCATTGGAACAGGTCACGCAGGTACATATTACTGCGACTAAAACGCACACCTTTCTGGAAAGCGTGGTAATCTTTAGTGATAGCTAATGCTGGTACATTCATAGTGATGCTGGGACTGTGCACCTGCCAGTCATCATAATATTCCAGTACCTTGATCTTATCCATGAATTGCAACTTGATAGCCTGTTGCCACGGGATCACGCTGAGCGGTAGCCAGCTTAATGGTTGATAATTTGCGTTTAAGATCAGTGTGTCTGCCATATCATTTATTTACTAAGGTTATTGCACTTTAATCATTTTACTTTACTATGAATATATGTCAATAAATATCTTTATGGCTCAAAAAAGTTTAGATGGTGTACTGGTTAAAAAAGCCTATCGGCGCACCAAGATGACCGATCAGGAACTGCTGGAATTCAGTCTGTGTGCAGATCCTGAAACAGGTTGCGATTATTTCCTGAGAAATTTCTTTTATATCCAGCATCCTACCAGGGGCCGCCAGCAGTTTGTACCTTATGATTATCAGGAAGAACTGTTGGAAAACTATCACAATAACCGTTTTAGCATCAATATGCTGGGTCGTCAAATGGGTAAAACTACTGTGGCCGCTGGTTATCTGTTATGGTATGCTATGTTTATTCCTGACAGTACCGTACTTGTTGCCAGTAACAAGTTCACCGGCGCACAGGAAATTATGCAGCGTATCAGATTTGCCTATGAAAACGTGCCTGACCACATCCGGGCGGGTGTTGTGGACTACAACAAGGGCAATATTGGATTTGACAACAGCAGCCGTATAGTGTCAGCTACAACCACTGAGACTACCGGACGTGGTATGAGTATAAGTCTGCTGTACTGTGACGAGTTGGCCTTCGTAAGACCCACTATCGCCAGGGAATTCTGGACATCCATCAGCCCCACGCTCAGCACTGGTGGCAAAGCCATCATCACATCTACCCCTAACAGCGACGAAGATATGTTTGCCACTATCTGGAAAGAGGCAAACAAATGTTTTGATGAATTTGGTAACACCACTAATATCGGCCGTAACGGATTCAGTGCATATCTGGCAACCTGGGACAGGCATCCGGAACGTGATGAAAAATGGGCTGCTCGCGAACGTTCCAGCGTAGGTGATGACAGGTTCGAGCGGGAAAACAACTGTAAATTTATCATCTATGATGAGACACTTATTGCCCCCAGTGTGCTGGTAGATATGAGTGGTATAGACCCCATAGAAAAACAAGGGCAAGTTCGTTGGTATGAAAAACCACAAAAAGGCAATGTATATATAGTTGCCCTTGATCCCAGCTTGGGCACTGGCGGTGATCCCAGTGCAATAGAAGTTTTTAATGCAACTACAATGAAGCAAGTAGCTGAATGGCAACACAATCTCACACCTATACAGAAACAGGTGGGCATAATGTCAGAAATATGCAAATATATCGCGCAGACTACCAATGACCCTACTAATCTTTACTACAGTGTGGAAAACAACACTATAGGTGAAGCAGCACTGAACGCCATTGCTGATCTAGGTGAAGAAAACATACCAGGAGATTTTTTGAGTGAACCCAAAGCAATGGGTGCAGGCAGGCGTTACCGCAAGGGATTTACCACTACCAACAGTAGTAAACTTGCTGCCTGTGCAAAGTTAAAACTTTGGTTGGAAACAAATAAACTTAAAATTTATAGCAAGAGTTTAATAAGTGAACTCAAGAGTTTTGTTGCTAGTGGCAACTCCTTCATGGCAAAGATAGGGGAAACTGACGATTTAGTGAGTGCATCACTGCTGGCTGTGCGTATAATATTGCATCTGAGGCAGTATGATCCCAGCCTAAGCCAGAGCCTACAGGTGGATAAAAGTGAGATCATACCTCCTATGCCAATTGTCATCTTCTAAATAAATACCATATGACTGATATTAGCAACGCCAGTAAGGATCTGTTTTTTAAACTGCGTAATCGCTTCCCTAAAATCAATATGGGAGATGAGGACGGCAACACCACTGTGGATCCAGAACAAGCCCGATTTTTTAATTTTACATACACTGACAAGGAAAGCCTGCGTCCATATGGGCACATAATGTGCAGCATAGTGGATAACAACAGCATGAAAGTTTTCTTTGATACAGATATCACAGAGCGTATGTTGCCAGAAGATAAACCTTTTTGGTATAAATTCCTACGAGAACTACGTAGGATGGCCAAGAGCCATATGTTGAATTTTGATGTACGTGACATCACCAAAGACACCCTAAGCAGACAGGATATGCAGTACATGATTAAGTTAAATCCAGAAAAGAAAAAGATTAGGAACGAAAGCATCATGGAAGGGCGTGTGGACTGGAGACGCCGCGGCAAGATCTCAGAAGGCAATGTCAACAATGTCACGATCCACGTGGTGCATTCAGAAAAGATGCTGGAAAACACCAACAACCGTCTGCTAAAAGTAGATCGCATCTATTGTGTTAACGAATCAGGAGAAAAATTCCTGTTGCCATTCAAATCAGTGTCAGGGGCCAAGGCAATGGCCAATCACATAGGCCGCGGTGGTAATCCATATGACTCAAATGGGCAGGTGATTAGCCGCGCAGTCAGTGAAATGCGTAATCTCAGCAGATTCGCCAGCGCCACACGTACTAAGACATTTGAATCAGAACAAGCTGCCCACGTCATCACAGCAGCAAAGCAGATGAAAGAAAACATCCGTAGTAACTTGCTACGTATGAGCAATAACAGCCGTAATTTTTCAGAATGCCTGGAATCATTGGTGCAGCTATTACCAGAATTAGACGATGATATCACTGAAGTCAAAGGCTGGTTTACCACCCAGGCCTACAACGAGAATTTGGACAACTACATTGGCAGTGCAGCCGGTGCTTACAAAAGATTAAAGGAAAGTGCAATGTTAAACCTATCAGAAGCATCAGGCGCTGTAGAACAAAAGATACTGAATCCCAACTGGCAATTGGTACTCAAAGCTGATCCAGCAATGGACAGCTTGATGATCAGCCGTCGCTACACAGACAATAAAGCACTGCTTAGTGCTGTACTGGGTGATGTGGCCAATCGCACTATCGCATCAGATGGTGACGATGTGGCAAACTTTGCAGCACTGATGGGCGATCTGGTCAGCAGTGAAGGTGAAGCATTTGGTCAACGTCCTAATGATGAATATAACAGAGACAAGAAGCTGGCTATAATGCTTGCGCAGAAGTATATGCGTGACCTAGCTGAAATCAAACGCAATCCTGCTTACACTGAACAGGTCCGGCAGAATCCAGAAACCCGTAAGCTGATGGCCAAGAAAAGCCGCAGTCCAGCTGATGAGTTTGAAGAACAGATCATGGGTATGGGTGAAGAGCCTGTGATGGAAGCCAATTGCAATATGACCGAAGCTGGTGAGATGTGTGCAGTACACGGTATGGATGAGTGCTGGAGCAAACAGGGCCAAATGGCAGAAACTGAACAAGCATATGCTGAAACAGCTGAAATCGGATATGCAGAACCACAGCAAGAAAGCTATCAGCCCTGGACGCACGATCAGATCAGTGAGCATTTGGACGGTATGATATACAGCATCCGCAACATCATCCAGGAAAACTACATCTATGCTGATGAAGAAGAAGAAGCCACTGCTGATGGTATGGAAATGAGCACTGACAACGGACAGGCAGCACCACATAGCCACGATGAATATGATGGCGAAGCTGGAATGGCCAAGACACAGTTGCACACCATCGCACGTGCTGCCGAAGAACTGGATGCACTGTTGGCTAGCGACGAAAACCTGCCAGAATGGATCCAGGCCAAGATAACAAAAGCGGCAGATTATCTGGCGATGGCCACAGATACAATGGCCAGCCGTCACGAGCAAGGTCAGGTGCATCATATGGCCACAGAAGAAGATGAAATGGAAGAAGATATGCTCAAGGGCAAGCAGAAACAGCTGGACAAGAACCACAATGATAAAATAGATGGCCAGGATTTTGCAATTATGCGTGGTGACAAAAAGACAGACGAAGCAATCAATTCCCTGAGATCTTTAGCTGGGATCAAAGAAGCCAAGAAGCCAGATGCAGATGGTGATGGCGTTCCAGATTGGGCAGACAAGAATCCTGGTGAAGATGACAAGGAAGAAAAACCAGAAAAACACGTGGATGAAGCCAAGAGCAAGAAAGCCGACAAAGACTATGACGGTGATGGCGAAGTGGAAAGTGAAAAAGACGAAGTTTGGGGCAGCCGTATGGCAGCAGCCAAGAAGTCAGGCAAGATGGATGAAAGCCTGCGCCAATTGATGAGACTGAGCGGCCAATTGGAATATGTTACAGAAGATCCTGTACAGATGAATCCCATCACTGGCAAACAAGATAATTTCGGTTACAGCATCGACGATCAATTTGCCAATGCCCCTGATCCCACAAGAGATAATATGAAAAATGCAGACCTGTACAATCAGATGCGCCCAGGCGATCAAGCTGGTGCCAGGATGGTTTATGACAGGGAACACGGATTGAATCCTCCCGGAGGCGCAGCCGTTGGCGATGATGAGATAGACGCTATGTATGCCAAAGAGTATGCAGCCAAGCAGGGTGCTGGTATGGGCCATCTGATCGATCCCAAAAACCCCTACTTGATTCCTGGTTACACTGGTCCCAAGGACAGTTTTGGCAAGAGCAAAGCTGATTGGGCCAAGGAAGCTGAAGAACGCAGGAATGTCATAGCCACACAGGGTATGGATGCATTCAATGCAAAATATGGATTGCTGCCCGGCAGTCCCAGATACAGCCAAGTGACACCACAGAATCAAGAATTGGAAACCATCATAGGTCAGCACAATATGTTGAAAGCTGCTGGTATGCCCAGTCCCTATGATGATCCAGCCGCTGTTAAAGCAGCATTGGATGCTAAAAAACCAGATCCCAATCGTGTTTACAAAGACAGCTGGTATAACCCCCCAACACAGACAAACTAACGGAAATAATCATGGCACAGTCCGATAAAATAGATATCAAATTGTTGAAAGAATACACACAAAATCTGCGTGATCGTGCCAAAGTGCGAGAAGTCCAGAGTATTTTTTCCGAAGC